CTCAATCGCTCGCCACTGGACAGACGCTGATGGTCGTTTCCGCGAGGAGTACGACGAGTTTGAAGTGTCATCCTGGGGACAGGTTGCTGAGAAGATCCTGTCGATTGAGAGCGGCGCGCTGGTGCGAGTTAAGGGCCGTGTGAAAGTTGAGCGGTGGAGCGAGGGCGGTGAAACCAAGAGCGCCGTGCGTATCGCGGCGGAAAATGTAACGCTTCTGTGCTACTAAAATTATGAGTAAAACAAACAAACCCATCGTTGCCGTTGACCCTGGTGTTGGCGGCGGATTCGCGGTCAATACACCGGACGGAATCGTCCTGTTCAAGATGCCGGAATCACTCCCCGATATCTGCGCGCTGATCAATCAGCTCAAGGTGGCCAACTCAGAGTTATGGATTGAGGAGCTTCCGAACTTTGTGTCTCCCATGACGAAAAGCTCGTCGATGGCCGTGCTTCACAGAAACCTCGGTCGTGTTGAAGCTGCTGCCTATGCTTTTGGATACGCTCTTCACAGAGTTGCTCCCAAAGTGTGGCAGGCTCCTCTAGGCTTAGGCGGGAAAGCATCGTGTAAGGATTATTCCGAATGGAAACGCAAGCTCAAGGCCAAGGCGCAGGAGTTGTATCCTCACCTCGACGTTACGCTCAAAAACTGCGATGCCCTTCTGATCCTCCATTACGCCATCGGAGGTGGACGATGATTCACAAAATGCATCGCCCTCCGTCACCGGAGGAAATCAAGCAGCTCCTCATCGCCGCTTTCGCCGCTGGCGTTGTCATCACAAGCGCGTACTTCATGCTCTTCGTCGTAAAACCATGAACGCGCAAACCGAAGCCGACCTCCGCGAGGAGCTGGCCGAGTACAAATGGATTTCCAAGGAATTAGCAAAATCTCTTGGATGCGGATGCACGGTTGGTGGAGAGTTTCTCGACCTGTGCATTAACTGCAAAGAAACACAACAAGCATACAAAAGCATACTGAAGACCTACGAAAATGAATGCCTCCAACAAAATCGTCCGAGTCGCTGATGCCGACGAATCGACGCCCAAGATCGACTTCGCCTACATCGACCGTAAGTACAAGGAATGGCTCATTCGCCGTGGATTCGCCGCCGAATCCGATAGCGGTGAACTTGGAATGCGTCGTTCCAAACTGCGGGGTGTAGCCAAACGAACTGCTTTCCATGACAACGACTGAAATCTCCAGAGAACAGCTCTTGAAGGAAGCTCCGCGACTCGTCGAGTATGCTATCCTGCGGGGTTGGATGAGTAGGCCAAAGAAGCTCAAGATGATTGATGGCTCCTGGCACTCAAACGACGCCGGTCAGGTCCAGACGCTTACAGACGATGAAATACAAAAACTCAGGAAATCCGTCGGTATCGGTTGAGGTCATCTCCGACGACGTAGAGATACGGATCGGGGAAACGAAGTGGGCAGGCGTGGTCTACACACGAGAAGGCAAATCGAAGGTGTACGTCCGAACGAAAGCTGAATTCAAGGCCAAGTTCACACCCGCATCCGGTGATAAGCCCTGATCATTACATCGCCGCACAAGAGCAGCTCTTTGGGAAGTTTCAGAATCGCTCCATCAAGATCCAGCACTGGAGCAAGTACCTGATAACACCCAAAGAGCTGGCTCTCCTTTTCAAGAAGTTAGAGGAACACAAGTCGGTCATTCGCCAGATTGCCACGACAGACATTGGCAAGAGCGGCGACATAGCGCGTAAACACCTTGGAATCTGATGAATCAATCGAAATTCGACCGTGCAAGAGCATGGGTCAAAGCCACGCCAGGAGCCATCGCAGGTCAGAACGGACACGGAGCAACATTCGCTGTTGCCACCGCTCTCATCCACGGATTTGAGCTGACCAGAACGGAAGCTGAGACGCTTCTGTGCGAGTACAACACGAAATGCTCGCCACCGTGGAAACCGAATGAACTGGCCCACAAGCTGAATCAGGCGCAGATAGTCTCGCACGACAAACCGCGTGGATGGCTTCTAGAGTCACACTCAAGCATCGGTCAGGGCGGCACTCCGGTGTCTCCAACCGGCAAGTTCGTGGTGCGAAAGATCCAAGCAATTCCGCAATCAGATTTCCGATTTTCAACCATAGATTTCTTAAAAGCCTGCTTCGAGCCGGATGAAGTTGTCTGCATCTGCAACGACATCGTAAGCGACGAGGAAGGAAGATGTAGGCCAGCCTCCAAGGGTACGTTCCTCAAGCGCGAGGAGTGGATTCAGAATCACTTCACGCCGCCAATTAGTTCCATGTGGAACGGTCCTGACAGTCGTGGCGCTTACGTCCGCATCAACCCGTGCCTCGACGAGAGCGGCTCAGACTCCGGTGTCTCCGCTTATCGCCATGTCCTGATCGAGATGGACGAGAAGTCGAAGGACGAGCAGTGGACGGCATTGAAGGAGTCGAAGCTGCCGCTGTCTGTCGTCATCGATTCAGGCGGCAAGAGTTTGCACGGCTGGGTGCGCGTGGATGCGGCGAACAAGGAGGAGTGGGCAGAGCGCCGCGATGTCGTTTACCGGCATCTGGAGAGCATCGGAATCGATCCGAAGAACAAGAACGCGAGCAGGTTCTCCCGTCTTGCCGGTGTGATGCGCGATGGCAATGAGCAGAAGCTCTTGGCCATCAATGTCGGTTCGGTGAACTGGGAGGCGTTCACGGATTACCTTGAGTCACAGGATCTGCCGGTGGAATTCACGCTCGATAGCATCATCGAGTACGATCCGAAGAACGATCCTGACAATCTGATCGGAGACAGATGGATTCGACGCGGTTCATCGCTTCTCTTCGTAGGCCAGAGTGGTTGCGGCAAAAGCTCGATGGCGGCGTATCAGGGGCTGAAATGGGCGTCGGGTGAAGCTTGGTTTGGCGTCCGGCCCGTCCGTTCGCTAAAAGTGGTTTACATTCAGGCGGAGAACGACATCGCCGATCAGCATGACGCACTCAAGGGGGCGGCCCAGATGACGTTCGGCAAGGAGAACTGGGAGCGAGGATTGCGGAATGCGAACATGCTCTTCTTCCGCGAAACGGTTCGAACGGGTGCTGACTTTGCCGTGATGCTGCGCCGCTTAGTCAGGAAGACTAAGGCAGATCTGGTCTACATCGATCCGCTGCTCTCATACATGGGCGGCAATCCGTCGGACATCGAGGTCTGCGCGAACTTCACGCGACATCTGCTCCAGCCGATTATGATGGAGACAGGCGTTGTCCTGGTACTCGTCCATCACTTCCCCAAGCCGAAGGGTAAGGACGACAAGCCTGAGAGCGTGGCAGATTTGGCCTACTCAGGATTCGGATCGTCGGACCTGACGAACTGGGCGCGCGAGGTGATTGTAATGAAGGAAGTGGGATTCAACAATCCGCGCCGCTTCATGCTCGGCATGGCCAAACGGGCTGACCGTTCCGGCATGACGGACAAAGACGGAAAAGTCACCGGATCGATTATGATCCAGCGTGGCACGGGCGGAGACATCTCATGGAACTACGCTGATCCTGAGAAGTTCGTCGTTGATAAGGAGTCGGTGAAAAAACCGTACTCCAGCAAGGGGAGATATTCTAAGCGTTAGCCTTCTCACGCATAGCGCGGCGACGGCCTTTGGCAGCAAGAGACAAAAACTTTTTCTTGCCGTATTTTTTGAAGCCAATTGAGGCAGCAAGAGCAGCAGGATCTTTCACACCTTTCTTCTCAAGCTGACCAACCAGCTTCTCGAAACGTCCGCCACCACCAAGTCGCATCTTGTCCATAAATTCAAATAGGGTTTGAGGTTAAAACCGACAGAGCAATCACCAAAATCCATGCAGCGCATGACCAATACTTGGGCGTCGTCTTGTCCTTCGCGCTGGTGCAGTTATGCCGCGCACGGAAGTTCTTACGACGCTCAGGATTCGACTTCTTGATCTTCATGTTCGGATCGCCGAACCGAACGATAACAACCTTGCCAGCCGGATTCTTAGCGTACACCGCGCTCTTCTTCCGCTCGCCAGGAGTGTAGAACGGCTTGTTGAGCGTCACCTTACGCCCCTTGTAGGTGTTACCTTTTTTGGAGAGGGAGGTTTTCATCGTTCAAGATCCTCCTCAATCATCCTGTAACGATCTTGCTCCATCTTCAGCACCCTTGGCCAAAGACGCTCTATCCTATTCATTTGAGCCTGAGTCGCTTGATCAATCGGCTTTGAAACAATATTAAGGTATTCCGGTGTCTTTACGACACGCCCAACAGCAGCGGCGGTTGCGTTGCTGATTCCTTTTCCAAACAATCTGTATGCAGCGTATCCACCAAGACCGGCTTTCATGCCAGTCTCGCCGTAAACCTGATAACCAGCAAATCCAGCCAAAGCTGGCAAAACCAGTTCTCTGAAGACGCTTGGTTTTCCAAGGTCAGAAACCTGCTCCAACTGATTTGCGATTTTTGTGATGCGAGAGACTCCATCGTCTCCAAACAATCCTTTGGTTATTCCAAAATACTTGCCCGGAGCCTCGCTTGTTCCGACAAGATCTTTGATCTTTGCCGTGTTGATTTTGTTTCCATCAACTGATTCGGCAATGATTCGGCCAACCAAAATGTTTTGGGCATCTCCGATCAAGTCCGGCCTTGATTGGCCAACAGCCTTGAGGAATTGCTTGCTGCGGTAACCGAGAGATTCACCTTCCTTGGCAACCAAGAAATCGATCAGATTAGAAGGTTCAAAACTTTCAAGTTGGCCTCCAGGTTCCAACGCTTTTTTGACTGCCGCATTGAACCTTCCGCGAGCATTGCTGGCAGTTACAACAGCCTCTTCAAGAGCTTTGTACAAAGGTTTTCCGCTCTGCGTCTCAATGTTCCTGATAACATCGTCCAACTTAATCGTATCGAGAACATCGACGTTTTTAGCACGAGCATCTCTAACTTTGGCTTCAATCGCTGCAAGAGAATCGATGATCCGCTGTTCCCTTGAAGTTATGTTTTCGGCCTTGAGATTGGCCTTTGTTTGGGCAATTTGATCTTCCTGCTTGATTGCCGCATCCAGTTTTGCCTGAGCGCCAGAAATGTTGTTATCAACATCGTTTCTCAAAGCGTCAATTTGACCTTTCAGGTCGTTCGACTGCTTTTCCAGAGACGCCTTTCTGTTGACCAATGAACTGTACTTTGAGGCGACATCAGTTATTTCGGAAATGTCTGGAAACAATTCGTCAATAACCTCTTTCTGAAGACCAGTCGCCTTTCCACTGTTTCCAGCGGTAATCGCCTTCAGAAAATCATTTGGATTTTCACCGCGTGACTGAATGAAAACAAACTGCCTCAAATCCGGCTTTATCTCGTCGTATCGAGTTCCAAGGAGGTTTTTTAGAAGCCTCAGATTTTGAGGTCCAGTTGCGCCAGCAATGGTTCCAACGATTCCGGGCATTCCACCTTGCTCGCCAGCCTCTCGTAAAATTTTGTCAGCAAAAAATCCTTTGAATCTTGAAATACCTTCTCGATACGCAGCGTTTTCCTTTTGCAAAGCTGTTTTAAGGCCAGGATTGGACGCTAAAGCCTCATCAAGGTGTGAGTTAATTTGATCAAGATCTTCAAAAACTGAATAATCAGCTTTTTTAACAGGATTTCCAAAATTGATTTTTCGAAGAATATTTGTGCGTTTCTGACGCAGTTGATTTACCGTGTACTCTTTTGTCACCTCTTCTCCGGTTGGAGATTTTTCGGTGACTGTTAATTTTGTGTTTTCAAGATCTGGATTGATCTTTGCGTATCCCTCTTCCCGATCTTTCTTGAACTTATCAAGCTCCTCTTGAGCAATCTGCTGTGTTTTAAGACCAAGCGATTCTTTGGTGATTCCACCAGTAGGGCCATATCCAGCAGCTCGGCCTGCCTCAATGCTAGCAATCTGCTGATTCAGGTCTGAAATCTGAGTATCGAGTTTTTGGCGTTCGACGGATTCGACAGGAAGCGATTCGCGTTGTTTTTGAAGCTGATCGATTTCATCTCGAAGTCCTTGGGACTCGACACTTGCACGACCTTCTAATGATCGAATGACATCCGTCAAACGTGCATCACGCGAAGCATTTCGAACGTCGCGCAAATTCGTGATTCGATTCCGAAGAGCCTCAGATTCTCCAACAAAAGCGTCGATCGCGTCGTTGGCCACCCTGTTGGCCTGCTCGTCTGGAATCGCTATCGATTTCTGGAGTTCGGTTTTGATTGCGTCAGAAAGATCTTGCCCAGTCAAACCGGACGAACCGGCAGTATTCATCGACTGGCTGACAACATTTCTGATCTGCTCCTGAAACTGCTGAGGATTCAGTCCTGAATTTGGAGAATAAAGCGTACGAGCAAGATCGCCTGAAAATCGGTCAAACATTCCAACCGAACCCTGTTTAACCATCTCCTGTCTGATATCCTCCGCCCGATCCTTGATGAATTGCTGCGTAAACGGGCGTTGCAATTCAGCGGCCCAAGCTCTCGCATTAAATCCGCTTCTCGTCAAAGCCCCAATACCCCTGGCACCACCGCTCAAACCGGGACTCAACAATCCGCCAAGTCCGGTCCTAAAAAGGACGTTGGACAAATCGGCAGAATCTTGGTCGAGAGTTTCAAGGCCAGCCTGAAGTCCAGAAGTCAAAACACCGCTTCCTGCTTCTTTTGTAAACTGCGTGAATTTTCTAGCTTGCTGTGCAACAGGGGTACCAGGAATAGCTTGAGCAAACATCTCTCCAGCTCGATATGGTTCAGGAGAAACTGTTTGGCCAAGTGCCGCAGATCCTAGTCCGACTCCAGATTCGGTTGCCAATCCGGCAACAGTACCCATACCAGCAATAAATGGTGCAGCAATCAATGACGTTGAGGCTGGCAATCCTGCGGCAAATCCACGGCGATAACCTTGAGCCTCGGCAGCTCCAAGCGGAGTGAATTGTCCAGACGGCTGAAGCCTTCCGCCCTCAAAAGGAGCGAGCATACCAGTCGGCTCGGCCATTTGGCCCATAGTGCCAACAAAACGCTCCATTTTTCCAACGTTCCCAGCATCCTGTACGGCTCGATTCAACTGAGCAGTCGAGCCAACTGCAACCGCAGCCTGAGCTTCGGGAAGCGCCGAAACCATGCCCTGCTCCTCACGCCGACGCATCTCGGCGATGGTAGCCGGACCTGACGACTTTGGTTGATCAGAGATTCCTTGCGCTGCTTCGTAATCGGAAATGGCTTTGAAGTCCGCTTCTGTAGGCGGATTCGGATTCGACCAGTTGTATTCCTGACCAGACGGAGATGTGATTTTTCCCATAATTACGGGGTGTAAATGAATCCAGAAGAAACGTTAGTCGAACCTGTAAACGGAGTTACACCAGCGGGAAGTGACGGAGCGGTTCCGGTTGATCCAGCGGGAGGCGATTGACGCTGCTGACCAAACGGGGTCAGCGGCAGCCTGTAACGACCAACAAGATCGTTGGCCAACTTCACTTGCTCACGGGTAATTTTGTACCTCGTCTTAAACGAATCAATCGTGTTCCACAAATCTTCCGCCGCAAAATTGGCGAAGTTGTTAACATCGTTGACAAAGTTGTTGCTCTTAATGTCGCCGATAGCTTTTTTGAGTCGGGTTCCTTCAGACTGAGTAACTGCTTTTCCTGAAGTGGCGAAGGCTTCTTCATTAAAAACCTTTTGAAACCTTTGAAGAAGACCATAGGCATTCTTCTCCTCATCAGTCTTAGCCTCCTTTGTCCTTCGGAGAAGCTCTTCAAGATTTCCATCAATGATGCCGACGTACTTTTGAATTTTTCCTTTTCCGTACGTTTGTTCGAACTTGTTCAGCTCATCGATGAGCTTTGAAGAGTTTCTCGCCGTAAGTTCGTCACCTCGAATCTGACGCCCATCTTCTTGCTGAGGGTATTTCCAATCATTTTGCATCACATTGTTTTTGATTCCTGAAGCAGTGCGAGCATCGGGTGTCCCAAACAGCTCTTGCCAATCCGCCACGGCATCATTTGCAACGGTCATTTTCATGCTGTCAGAAGGATTGATACGACCCGCTCGACGAGCCTCGACATTGGCACGAGCAGTTTTAATCCGTTCCTGAAGAGGAATTTTTTTATCCAACAGAAAAACCTCTTCTGACATTTCTGTGCCGAGTTCTTTGATGGCCTGTTTTTCTTTCAACTGCTCTCTGATAAGAGGCAGATTTTTCTGATAAACCTCTTCATTAACCTGACCCGTCTGAGGGTCAAAAACATCGATACCCTCGTCCGTCATCGCTTTTACGGTATTTGCTCTAAGTTGTTCGAACTGTTCACGAGCTTTGATGATTTTTGCTCGCGGAGAGTACTGCTGAAGACCTTGGTACGCTTGAATTGCCTGTTGGTTGAACACCTTTGACCTAAAGCGCGGAAGCGCAGGCATTGGAGCCTTCAACTCAGGATCATTGAAGTAAGTTCCAATGTCTTCGTTGAACTTCTGAAAGATATCATACTCAGCAGCCTGAGCTTCCTGCTCGGCCAGCGCATCAGCATACGCCTTCGACTGAATCTTATTCTGAAGATCGAACTGACGCTGGCGCATGATCTGATCGGCAGTCTGAAGTTGGAACTGCTCCATCATCCGCTTCTGCGTCTGCGCGCGGTCGTAGAGGCTTGCGCCTAGCTGAAATGCTTGAAGGGTTTCGTCGGCCATAAATTTATCCAACTTCAGGAATCATTCCAGTGATGCTCATGTCGGAGCCGGTTCCCATTCCAGCTCCACGATATTCAGATCCTGCCGGAGGTGCTGAGTAGAGATTTGTCGGCATCTGCTGCATCAACCCACGCTGGGTGTACGCGCCACCAGCGAATCCGCCAGCCTGAGAAATCGCGCTTCCGATAGCAGCCATCGTAGGATCAGGCATCGCAGCCACCTGAGCGGCTTGCAGGTTGCGATTGTACATCGCCTGCTGCTGTTGCTGCATCACTCCAACGCGCTGGGCAGGGGTGATAAACATGCTGCTCACCGAGAACGGCTGAGTCATGCCATACGCTCGCTGCTGCTGGATGAAGTTCTGAGCTTGAGCAAGACCCTGATTCTGAAGCTGCAACGAAGTCAGTCCCAAGTCGCGCGCAGTCAAAGCTCGACCGAATCCAGATGCTCCACCGAATCCACCGGCAAGAGCGCGTCCAGCGGTCGAACGCTGAATCTGAGCAGCGACATCAGTCGGCAACTCGCCCTTCAACGCAGAGCCAATGTTCTTGCTGGCCTGTTGAACGATCTGGTCGTAACCGGGAATCGCACGACGAAGCTGCGCCTCAAGTTGAGACTGCTCGGCGGCGGTCGTCTTTTGGGCGAGTTCGGTGGCAGGTTCGAGCGATGCGATGTTCTGCTGAATCGCCTGCCTCTGCTCTTGAGCGAAATCAATCGGCTTCAGTTCGGGAATCTTCGGCTTGCTCCCCTTGCTAAGAAGACCGCCAAGCAGACTCGTTCCGCCGATGATTGCCGCACCACCTAGAATAGCTCCCATAAATTAAAATACCTCCTTCACAAGACGGTTGCCGTTCTCAATCGAGAACACCTTTTCAGGTTCGTGACGTTGGATGTTCATGGTAACCAGTCGTGCAGCCTTTTCCTCGGGAAAAGCTCGCTCGTTCTGGAAGCAATGAACCCACACACGCCGCAAAGTATCCACCTTAAAAAGCTCGTTCTCCTCGATTGTCATCACTCCATGAAGCGATGCCCACGCATCCGCGTACTCACGAAGCGCCTGAACCGAAGGAAGGTGAACTTCGTAGCCGAATCGTTCGGTGCATTCCTTGGCCGACGACTCAGGATTCTTTTTGACGTACACCTTAATCGAGCCATCAACGACAGCATTCGGGAGATATCCGTAAGTCGAGCAGTCAGCGACGTACTTGTAACGGGTGCGGTATTCTTCAATCGACTGCTTCCAATTCGGATCAGTCGCGCCCTGCTCATGTAGGCCAAGGCAGTCCGCTTCCAACGAGAAAAGGACCGACATGAATGCCGATCCGAATCGAGGCAAACCGCAAATCTGGAAGAGCTTACCTTTCATTTTTTATGCACAAAGAAGTCCACGCGGCAGTACGCGCGAGGATGAAGATGGCCGACTCAGCACCAGGGATTACACCAAGCTCACTGCAAACGACCGCAGTGTAGAGCGCGGCATTCGGATGGATGTTTTTGCCAGCTTCTTTCATCCACCCATGAAGCTGCTCAATCCGAGCGTTCGCGTTCGGAAAGTTGGACTTGATCAGCTCGCTAACACGGCTCCAAGCCGGATCAATTCGATCCTTGAAGAACGAGTTTCCAAAACCAGGAATCTTCATCCCAGCCTCGATGGCCGACTTCAATGCTCGTCCGTCGAACCGTTCGTAAACGAATCGAGCAGGTCCAATCGGGCCGTGTGCATCGCCCAAAGTCAAAATTGCCGAAGCGATTCCATTCGTAAGCTGCGCACTTCCAAAGAAAGCGTTTACCGCAGCGCCAGAACTAGAGTTCTGGTTGTTCCGAGCCGCCATGTCATGCGCGTCAAAAACAGCCTGAAGCAACTCCAACTTTTGAGGAGTTGAATCAGCCAGCGCAAAGTCGATATTGAGGTTTAGAACCATTGTGAAAACCCACCGCCATTCAACCCGACTCCGACCATTCGGATCGTGTGAACGGCGTCGCCCAAATACTGCATCGTCTGCTCCTGCACAGCTTGAACAGCTTTGGCTTCGTAGGCCACTGCTTCCTGAATCAAAT